GCGCACCAACAATCGACACAACAGTAGGAAGTATTCCTCCCGGAGCACAAGGTCAAGCAGTCAATTATAGATCACAATTAAATTCATCTGCTGCTTCTGTTGCATCTTTGGATTCCACTGGTGTTCCTCCGTCAATTTCAAATACTCTTGGTTCTATTATTACCAAAGCAGTTGAAAAGGATATGAAGAATGCCAAAACACCAACTGTAGCATATGCAAATAAAAACAATACTTCTGACATTCTAACTATACTTAAAACTGTTGATCCAAATAATTTGAATGCTTCTATTTCATGCCTTGGTTCGGCAATGTTTAATATTACAAATATTCTTAATTCTGCACTTGCAATGATTAAGAAAATTGCAGGTCAATTTGAAAGTATTGTAATTCGTTCTATACAGAATGCTATTTTAAGTCTTGCTCAAAAATATGGTGTCTTTAAAGTTCTTGGTCTAATCAATGCCGCGGCAGCAGGAATAGCAGAAGTCGGTCAAGCACTTAATGCTTTGGCAAATATAAAAATATGCGGTGTGAATTTAATCAACCAGCAGGCAATAGATCAGACAAATCTTGCTATTGCAAAAGTATTAGATGGTTTGAATTCACTTACAAGTTTTGCCGTTGGTGCTGTAAATACCGTAACAAATGCTGTTTCATCCGTAGTGTCAAGTGCTTTTGATACTATAGTCAATGAACCTCTTGCAAGTGTTCAAACAGCAACATCTGCTATACCACCAGCAGTAATTGATTCCTCTAATGTTCCATCATCTTATGTTCAACAATTTTCAACTAATGATCCTTATCCAGGCTTCATTGTGTGGAATGATCCTACTGGTGTTAATCCTCCAGTATATACAGAAAGAAATGGTGAACCAAATTATACATCTGCTGATCAAGCATCTTTCTTTTCAACACAAAATCATTTTACAAATCAAATTGAAACATCAATAATTTCAGGAAATCTTTCATCATCATTTCTTACTAATATATTTTCATCATCTATTTCACATGCCGCAGGATCTATTATCTCAAATAATCTAGGTAAAGGTTTTGCTATTGTAGGTGCTGCTGTTCTTGCATCTCAGTTTCTTCCTAAAATTAGTGATAATATCAATTCAAATTTTCTTCCTAAGCTTAAGCAAAGTGTAGTATTAAATACTGGAAATATTTCCTCTGCTGTTGATGGATTTGCAAGTAAACAACTAATGCTTTCTAGACAAATGCAAAATATGAGAATAGGTGTAGGTGTAAGTTAATGACAGATTTATCAGATAATTTCAATGCAAAACATCCGGATTCCATTTTTGCAACGACATATCCCTACAATCAAGCAACAATTACCAGAAGCGGTCATGAATTCCATATCAATGATGCAGATAACAATCAATCGTTAAAAGTTGCACATACGGCAGGAACATATGTTGAAATCGACAAATTTGGTAACTGGACCAAGACTGTTGTAGGAAAAGCATACGACTATTATAAGGATGGAATTTCCGAAACAGTTGATGGTCATAAAGATGTGAAGGTTGCTGGTGTTCTAAACACAAACGTCGATGGTTCAATGAATGAACAGGTAAACGGAAATAAGTATGTAGGTATCTCAGGGAATCTTCAGACTGGTATCGGCGGTCACAACTATGTTCATACAGAACTAGATATGCATGAAACGATTGGTGGTGATTACTCTACTAGTACTGAAGGCTCTAAATATGAGAATATAATACAGAATTCTGTTACTAATATCAATGGCGTAAAGGCTGATATTCTTAAATCTGATTGGTTTGTTACTTCATCTGGTTCTGTTGAATTGAATATGACAGGTTCTTTTCATATCAAATGTAAAAATTTTGTTATTGATGCAGAATCTATTACATTCAATACACCAAATGGTCCATTTACTATCAATTCAAATTCCATTGCACTTAATACTCCAAATGGTCCTTTTACTCTTGTGTGTTCAACTGGAAATACTACTTCTTCCGGTGTATACAGTATTACAGGTTCACCTTTCAATCATAATTAAACCACTCATATTCGGATAAAGAAAATGTCAGGTTCAAGATCAGATTATGCAACACAATTAAAGAAAACTCCTGTAGTTTATTCAGATTTTCTTGATGATTTCACACCTCATCCTGCAACGGGTGATATTGGTAGAATAACAAATAGTCAATCAATTAAACAGTCTATTCAAAATCTTATTTTTACTAATTACGGTGAAAGACTATTTCAACCTACTATTGGTTCGAACGTGAATAGAATTCTTTTTGAACCAAATGATATTATAGCTCAACAGGATCTCCAATTTCATATCACAAATACACTTACACAGAATGAACCAAGAATTATTCTTCTTGGTGTTACTGTTACGCCAGATGTTCAAAATGACTATGTATATGTAAATATTGTTTTTTCAATAATAAATAGTGTGGAAGTTCAATCTGTTTCAGTATATCTTCAGAGAGTTCGATAACAAATCATGGCATCAAATACATCAATCACTTTAGCTACACTTGATTTCGACACTCTCAAGTCGAACTTAGTTTCATTTTTACAGAGTCAACCACAGTTTGCAGATTATAATTTCTCCGGTTCAAATCTATCTGTGCTGTTGGATGTTCTTTCATATAATACATATCTAAATGCATTCTATTTAAATATGGCAATTTCTGAATCATTCCTTGATTCTGCACAATTATTAAGTTCGGTCATTTCAAAAGCAAAAGAACTCAATTACGTTCCAAGATCATATCGTTCATCACAGGCTTTTTTGACTTGTGTATTTCCTCAGAGCAATCTTTCTGTATTAAAACTTCCTCGGGGAACACGCTTTGCTGGTAAAAATCAGAATGGAACATTTCAGTATGTTACAGAAGAAGCATTAGTGCAATATCCTGCAGGTGGTGTTTTCACATTTGCCAATCTTCAGGTGTTTGAAGGTAAGTATGTTACAGATGCTTATGTTGTGGATTCTACCATTCAGAATCAACAGTTTATCTTAAGCAATCAAAATGTTGATACAAATAGCATCACTGTAAATGTCGTTGCAAATTCAGGTTCAAGCAATGTTCTTTATACACCTGCTTCAAGTCTCTTTGGTGTAAGTAATACATCTCCTGTATATTTCCTTCAAGCCACTGCAAATGGTTATTATCAACTACAATTCGGTGATGGTGTATTTGGTTTAGCACCAACCAATGGTTCTACTATTATTGCAAATTACGTCATCACATCTGGTACTGATGGGAATGAAGCTTCAAACTTTACATTAGTTGATAATATAGGTGTTATCAATGGTTACGGTGGAGCAATCATTCCTACTATTAGTGCAAATAATTCATTTGGTGGTGCTAATTCCGAAACAATCGAGTCAATCCGATTTAATGCCCCAAGAAGTTTTCAGACACAGGAACGTGCAGTCACTGTAAATGATTTTCAACAACTAGTTCTTGCCAATTTCCCTGATGTTCGTGCATGTTATGCATATGGCGGTGAAACAACAAACACTGTAAGTTTTGGAACTGTATTTGTTTCTGCCATTTCAAATGCAGGTTATAATCTATCAAATGGTGAAAAGAATGATATTGAAGCATTCCTTCTTGATAGAGTAACTCTTGGCATTACACCTAAGATGATTGATCCTGAATACATCTATCTAGATTTGAATGTAAATGTAGAATATGATCCTAATCAGACTTCATATACTTCTGTTGATATTCAGAATCTTACATCGAATACTATTGTTGCTTATAATTCTTCTTCCTTAGAAGACTTCAATACAGAGTTTAAATATTCTCAACTTACACAAGCAATCAATAATGAGGATCCATGCATTTCATCATGTGAAATGTCTGTAGTGATGAAACAGTCTGTATCACCATCCTTAAATACTTCTCAGACTCTTTCTGTTTCATTCCAGAATCCACTTAAGCCTGGCTCTATTCTTTCATCACAATTTACCTCAAATGGTCAGATATATTCATTTACTGATTACAATCCTAATAATAATACATTCCAATTTGAACAGTCAACCTCTGGACTTTCAATCATAAATACTTCAAATAAACTCTACCTTCAGAATATTACTGTTGCAAATCAACAATCATATGCAGCTATAGGAACAGTTAATTATGAAAATGGTCAAATCAGCATTGGTAATATTACTATTAATGATTTTATGGGTGGAGCTGGTGTCGTATTTTATGCCTCACCAGTAAATGAAAATATTTTTGTGACAGGGAATACTATCCTAGAGATTGATATTGAAACAGGCCTTACCATTAGCACATCGACTGTATAATAATGCTTGATAATAAATTTATTTCACCATTAATTCCTGCACAATTCCCTAGTTTTTATAGGGATCAGAATAATGGTCAAGCATTATTCATTGCCTTTGTGAAGGCATATTATGAATGGCTTGAACAACCATCAAACATTGGTTATCAATCAAGATCACTTTATGATTTGACAGACATTGACAATACAGAACAAGCATTCATTAGTCACTTTAAGAATACATATTTAACCTCTAT